AATGTATCCTTGGGTATGTGGTCCATTAATACCATCTTTTGGATATCCATCTTCAGCATCTGCTTTGGTTATATCATTAACTACTCTATTATGAGATGCAGATACTACATCTTTTTCATTTTCTTTTATTTTTATAGCAGCTTTTATAGATGGACTATCAAAATTTATATTTGGGTATTGTTTTTTAAATTTAGCATTTTGCGAAAATTCTCCAATTTTTATAGAAATTTTACCAAAAGGTTTATATGGTGGTTTTTTCCCATTTTCTATTTCATTTTTTGAGTATTTTTGCATGTATTCAAGTTTTTCTTTGGTAGTTAAATTATCATATGATAAATTATTATTTTGTAAATATTTATTGAATTGTTTATTATCACGTAAGAAATCCATATATTGTTTCATTTGAGGAGTATCACATATTGCGGAATACGCATCATCAATTTTAACATCATTTGATTGATTTATAGTAGATAAATTAACATCAGAAACCTCTTTAAGACCTCTATCAAGTGATTGTACTATTTTTTTTGCAGCCTTTTCACCATATTTTTCTCTAATTAATTTATATCTTGCAGCAGGAGTTGTATTACCTTGTGGGTCTTTTAAATCACTATCTTTTTTATTACTTATAGATACAATTGTTGTATTACCATTAGCATCTTCACCAATAACATATGTATCGTGATACTCCCTATATTTCTTAAAAGAAATTACTTCTTGTTCATAATGGTCAATAAGTTCTTTATTTCCACTTTGGTTTGCTTCTTCTAACTTAGATTCCAAAATATTCTGCACCTTATTATCCATTTCAGTAGTAGATTGTACGCATGTGTGTGGTTTACTTACATCCAATATAGTATCTTCTTCTAATATTTTACGAGTTGCAAGTGTACCATCATAAGCCACTTTTATCCAGTCACGATATGCTTGTTCATTACCATTAAAACCACTTTGTTGATAAAAAACAGAATCTTTTATATTTTTTATACGATTTAATTCTTGCTCTACAAAAACATCCCTTGTTGCCAAATATTCTCTGGCTTCATCGGAATTTGGATTTAACCCCAATGCCCTACAATCCCGTGCATCGCTTGATTTTATTTTGGAATTTTCGTATTTTTTCTTTTGATTGTCAATTAACTTTCTATTTTTTTTCTTAAATTTTTCATCATCATAAGTATTGATTGTATTACAAAATCTAGATTCACCCTGCGATGCAACAGGACCGCCCGCACCAGCCTTCCCCATATCACGTTGATTTTCTAAATCGGATTGATAATTATTTACTTCCGATTGTAACTTCACATTAGATGGTGATTTTGATTTTTTTGCTTTATTCTCATCCCCTAAATCATCATTTTTTTCAGAAGCTTTTTCAATTTCATCATCAGATACACCGGAGTCTTTCATCTTTGCTCTCGCAGCCTGATACCCACCAGTTGTTTTATCGTATGATAACCCAGAACTAACTTTTATCTGCCTTCCAGTATCTGGATTTTGTATTTTACTATTTAAAATGGATTTTATATCAATACCACTTTCCTCCAACCCCATCTTTTTCTTTTTCAGGTATTCTTCTTTTTCAGCAGCGGTCATCATACCAAACTCAATTGCCTCTATATCCTTTTCGGGATTATCTTCCTCACCATCGGGTTGAGCAGGTAGGGTTGTTGGTGGTTTTGGTGGTGTTCCTTGCTCTGATAATAGAGTATGTAAATACTTACCCACCTCTTCCCCATATAAATCAGATGCAATTTCGGAAATGTGCCTTATAACTCTTGGCTCATTTATGTTGATAAGGTCAGTTCCTATTTCAACCCATGCTCTATATAAAATTTCTTCAATAAAACTATTCTTCATAAGTATAAATATCTTTATTATATACTAAACATATTTTTATAATCATCCCCAACCTCAACCTTTACAGGATAACCACCAAACTCCATAATCTCTTTTACCTTTTTGGGGAATGTATCTATTTCATCATCCGATATATCAAATAAGATTGAGTCATAAGTATAAAGTACGGGTATTGATTTGTATTCTCCTAATTGTTTTGAGAGTTTATCTATAATAAGTATGTTTCTTTCCGTTTCTAATGATTGTAATAAGTAATTAAATAGTTTATTTTTGTTCATTTCATCGGATTTTCGGATAATTCTCTTAAATATAGGGGTCTTAATCCCAAAATTAAAAGAAAACTCATCCCATAACCTATCAATCATCGCAGAAACCGAACTATAAAATGGTATATGTTTATACTCATCCTGCACCCCACCATACAACTGCCTAAAAGTTATAGGTTTTGCTTGCTCCATAGGCACTCCATATTGTTGACCTAACCAATTGTGAGCGGATATATCAGTTGGTATGGGTTCTCCTATCAACCCGGCAATTAAACGAATGTGGTAGCCATCATAATCAAAACTGAACAACTTACCATTATCAAATCGAGATACAAATCTACTTCGGGTATCATCACCCTTTTTAAGTGCCGCATAGTTAATGCCATTGAACGCATTAGAAGGACGGGATGTGGATGTAAGAAAGTTATACTTTGTATATTCAATACCACTTTTAGTATTTATACCCCACTTTTCTATGTTGTATAAAGAATGCGGATATAGGGTTGAAAACTTATGTGGTGGGTTGTTCCTAATACTATTAAATAATTTTTTCCAATCACCAAACCCCTCATAGTGTTTTAATATCGGTATTAAATCACCACTCTTTGGCACACCCCTCCGTCTGAATATAGGATATATCCCTAATTCATCTACCTCCCAATTCATCCCAAGATGAAACAATTGAGCCTGTAAATCGTATAGGTTTTTGTGGGTATTGTAGTGATATAAAAATGATTTTAAATCCACCACAAACACCTCATTAAATCTATTCAAGTCTAACTCACCCCCAAATGTATCAGCATCTAAATTTCGGAAATTTATACAAGCATCCACCTCCCCATCCGAAATAAAAAGGGATGATAATTCCGTTTGAGCAGAGTGTTTGCTCAAAGAACTATATACTGGATACACCAAAACCCTATCCGAAGATAGGGTACGGGGAATTTCGTTAAAAATCATTTAACTAATATACGAAAGAATAATTAAAATTACAAATAAAGTACATCAATTGTATAACCCGATACACGATAAACTGAATTGAACAACCCACCCTCTACTTTTGTAACTTTGTAGCCAAGAGCAGCCATTCGTCGGGCGAAAAGAAATTGACTGTAAAAAGGAACTTTAAATTTTTTCCAATACTTTTTCATAGGGTTTAGAATTTATAAGTTAATTTTTTTCCAAGCTTTCGTTTGTTCACAATCTTAGCATCCGCTTCCATTCTGGCCTTTTCTTCGGATGCCCCATATTTTAAGTGAAAATCGTAGGTCGCTTTCCAAAGAACTTTTTCAGGACCTGTTAAATTTGTTGGTTCGGTTTTCATATCTCTCATTGTCTTACATAGTAAAGATACTACAAAAATCCCAAACTTCCAAGCTTTTCCCCCAAAAGTTATCCACATTTTAGGTTAAAACTGTCCAATTTAGTGGACACTATACTGAAAATTGCTTTAAATTAGTTAAAAACCTGTCTATATTTGATATGTCATTTTTTAAAAGGTTTATTACTTTTTGGTTTGTATCTATAATGTCTTTTTGGGGTGTATATTCCAATCTACCAATTTTCCACTTAAATTCTTTCTTAATATACAAAAATTCATCCAATTCTTCAAAATTTTTTTTAGAAACTTCATATAAATTTGAATTATTAAATTGGGATACAATATATCTATCTAAATAACCACGATTATAATCGGATTGTGTTGGTGTGGGTGTGAATGGTATTGGTGATTTATATTTGTTTTTAAACTTATCGTTTGTCAATTTATCATACTCAACGATAGTTTTTTCAGTCTGATTATTTAAGTTTTTATATGGAATAAGTGGTTTAGATATACCTTCCAAATATTCACTCCCAGTATATACTTCCCCCGTACTTTTATATCTATGGTATGCGCCAATATATTCCTCACCTGTTTCCAACATCCACTCAGATGATTTTGAAATTCCGGAAACTTTATCGCCCGGCATATAATATAATTTTTTTCGTGCCATACTAAAATCCAATATCACCCTCATTTATTTCATTAATTTGGGCCGCTGATAAATTTCTTGTTACGGGTGGTGTTGGTGATACACCTGCAATTGGATCAAATGCTTTGGGAATTGTTGCACCATCGCTTATATCAAACATCATTTGACCTTCTAAATCCATTGTCCAATCACCATTATCAAATTTGTGAGATTGTTTCAAAATAATAAAATAAACATTGGAAGCACGAAGCATTGAAGGTAATCCTGCAACTTTAAATGCTTTTCCAAATAAATGCTGCCCATACCCATCCACAGTTACAGTTAAAGTTACACCATATTTATATCCAATTTGTTGTGGTAATTGAACATTACATATTTTTTTTAATGTTTGAATACATTCATTTAGAATGGTTTCATCCAATTCTTTAAATGAATTATACATATTGATTAATTCTTGTTTATGTTGTACAACTTTAGGTAAATCGGGTTCACACCCAAAGACACCTTTAATAGTTCCCTGTCCCTTACCACTTTGAGCAGAAGATAATGCAATTGCTGCAATTTCAGAATCAATTGTAGATTGTATATTTATATTTCTTATTTTTGCGGTTTTATTTAATGGGTTTACAATTGTTAAATCTTTAAGGTTTTGAATAAGAGTTTTTCTATCCGTTATTTCATATCCATGTTCAATGCCCTCTCCAGACTGACCATATGGTATTAATTCTAATTTTATAGAATCACCCAAACAATTATTTATTTCATCTAAAACTTTTCGTATAAACTGAATAAGTGTATTTTTAGTTGCGTGCGGATTGTCAGATTTATCACCAGGAGAATCATACTCAATTTTTTCTAAAAAATCAAATGATACAAAATACATAACACCACCACCATCCCATCCAAAGTTTGCACCTACGGTATAGTTAGCAGCCTCACCACCATTACCTTGATTTAATACATTTAATGGATTTGCAGATTTAATCTTTGGCGTTACTTGTGTAGCCGATACAACATCATAATTTATACCTTTAAAATTACCATCTTTTGGTAATGGTAAATTATTATTAATTGTTTCAATTAATTTTGATAAAGAAACATAATAAACAACTTTTTCTTTGTTCCAAAATAACCAATTTGTTTCGCTTAATTTAATTTTTGCAATACCATAACTATTATCTCCCTTAGCTAAACCCAACCCAACATCAGGTTCAGAACCTTTTAAATTTTTTATTGCCTGTGCTTTTAAAAAACCAACAATTGTTTGTGGGCTGAAATTTCCTATTTTATGTTTTGTATTTTCATTTTTTAGATTTAATCCAAACGCTGCAGCAGATTCAAGCGCAGCTCCAGCAAAAGTAACCGAGCATTCATATTGTAATTTTTCGTTTATTGTAAATTGAAAATCTACAATCGTACCAGTAATCGTTATTGATCCTCCATAGTTTATCCACCCAAGAGTTAATTTCACTTCATTGAAATGTTGAAAAAATGCTCTATCAAAACTATTAAATTGTCCCGGACTATAACACACAAAATTAACAGTTGCTTTCCAAAGATATGCATCTATAATATCATTTGCACCATCATTTGACCAATCTACCGATGTTAGGGATGGTGGTGGAACTAATCTTGGACCTGAAAGTATATCAGTATATGCAGCAGATGATACATTAGCAGATTCAATCGTTGCAGGCTCAGCACCACACAAACCTTTTCCAGTAGAAATAAATCTAGCGTATGCTCTTCTTTCAGCTACAATTTTTGATGCGGATTTACCCAATTCATCATCATAAAAAACTCCGGATGGTACTGAATCTTTACCAAAATTTAATTTACTCATTGTTGTAGATTATTTAATACTGTGTATTCCTGCAAAATATTCGTTATTTCAGTTGGTATTCTTATTTGTTTCCCAACGGGGACTAATAAACTACCTTTACCAATACTATTTGCTTCCGCGATAATCCACCATAATGTGGGGTCTTTATAATACTGCCATGCTAAATTATCTAACCTATCGGAAAAAGAACCAATAATGTAAATATCCGATAATTTTTCCTCTATAACAGGATATTTTACAGTTGGATAATACTTTCTACCCGTAGTAGAAGATAATCTATTTGATGTGTTATATCTTTTCATAGTTATTATTTATAATCATATATTTTAGTACTTTTGCTAGAATGTAATTCGCTTCCTAACAATTTTAAGGTTATTGAAATATCAACGCCCATTGGAAGTTGGTTCTCGTTAGAATCCTTATTCAACCCAATTTCCCAAGTAAAATCATCAGGAACCGTATATGTTAAATTTGTAATTAAAGCCGGAAACTTTTCATACATTGTTCCAAGAGTAAAGTTTGTTATATTACCACGATATCCATTACCCGCATTACCCATAAGATAGGTTGGCATAGTCATTCTACCTAATTGGTCTAATTTTTTCCACATTGGTAATAATTCTTTAACTGAATAGGCGAATACTCTAAAACCAAAAGTCAATTCTCTACTAAATGTATCATAAATATATGCGTTTTCTGCTCTACCACTATATTTTATTTCCGTCCAATTTGGAGTGAAAGTTTCACTTATACTATTAACAGTTCCTCTAAATTGAATGGTTGTACCTGATGTGGTAAAAGAAAGTTTTATTAAGTCTAAATTACCATCACCAGTAGTAGATATTCCTATCGTTCTATCTGATTTTCCTAACCCCATTTTGTTTTCTATGTTTTTGTCGGTGTAATAATTATCATTGTAATTAGTAATTTTAGCCTTTAAGTTTTCCTTATATGTATTTGATTTTTTTGTTCTAAAATCGTTGAATGAAGTTTTATAGTCGGTTTTTGCATTTGCGAAATTTCTAATATCATCATAGTTTAATACCTCATCGCTAGCAACTACTCTTGTCTTTAATTTTTTACTTTTAGGTTTACCATTTTCAAATAATTTTTCATATCCCGTTGGTGGGGTTTTTCCCTCATCATATTGTTTATTGGCAAGAGGTCCAAACGATTCATCTTTGGTTGTCGGTGAAAGGTCTATAAATGATTTTTCGTATGTATTTTTAAAGTCTTCGTTTGGATTTCGTGGTGTTTTTAAAGGTACAGAAGCTAGCTCAACGCTGTTTGGTAATGGTAATTCGATTGTTTTTGTTTCAAAAATTGGATTAAATTTTTGATTGTAGTTTGCTTTCTTATTTCCATAATCTTGTCCAGGATTACTGAATGTATTTGTGGATGTATTTGTGGTTGAAATACCAATCCCATAAACACTTTCAGGTCCACCATTTTGTGACCGTAATGGAACTTTGTTAAGGTTATTACCTAATCTCTTTAAAACATCAGAATCCTTTCTAAAACTTTCTAATTTAGTTTTATATCCTCCAGTTAATATGTTTTGATATGTATCGGTGTCTAATGATGTTTCAATTGGTAATAACCCATGTCTTTGTGGTTTAAAACCAATGTGTTGCCCGCCAACTGCAGCCAATAAATTTATAGGTGTCCATAATTTATTATAGGTATTTGTTCGTTGCATGCCAAATTGTAATACCGACCAAACCAATCCTTTGGGGGATAATATAAATCTACCAATTCTATATACATCTATTAATGCTCTTTCGGTAGATGATACAACACCACCCCGTATTAAATCAATACCACCGGTTACAAGAGATTCAGGAACACCAAATCCCCATTTTTGTGGTTCTTTTTTTCCTTTTCTTTGTATTCCCCTCAATACAAATGGTTGATTAAAAAGTGGCGGAAGTGGGTTAAAAGAATCATCTTGCAAATTATATTGTGAGTAAATTTTGTCTATATATGATGGTGAATTTTCTCTTAATAATAAATCACCAATACTTACATACCCCTCTTCATATTTTTTACCATATACCCATTTTTGATTTCCGTTTTGATAGTTTGCTAACGAAGAACCTTCTAATTTTATTTTATTTCCAGGACTAAAACTTAACCCATAATCACCATTAAAATTTACTTTGGGTGATGTGAATTTATCACCATTAATACCTGTAAATTTAGTTTCGTTTTTATCCACAAAGTTTTTTGTAAAGCCGGTCGCATCATCGTTTGGAAAAAAGTTTACTTCACCCAATTTTGAGTTAGGTATTCGTTGTGTAAAAATCCCATTATTTATATCAACAAATTGAGTATTCTTAATTTTTGGTGTAAAGCCTTTAGCATCCGTATTAGGAAAATAATCAGTTATTGATATTGTTGGCGTTGTAAATTGTGGTGTGAAATTAAAAATTTGTGGAGTTGTAGCGGGTTTATTAGGTGTAGCACCTAATGGATTAGGAGTTGTAGCAGGTTTATCAGGTGTATCACCCAATAAAGTAGGGGTTATGGCCGGTTTATCGGGTGTATCACCCAATAAAGTAGGGGTTATGGCCGGTTTATCAGGTGTATCGCCCAATTGATTAGGGGTTGTTTCTCCTAAAAACTTTCCTTCTAAACTTAATCTATTTGGGTCAGTTTCTCCCAAAAATTTTGCTTCTAATGTTAGAGGTTTTGGGGATGTTAAACCTGATAAATTAAAACGGGTTTCTCTCATCTTAGTAGTAAACCCATCCGCAGATGTGTTTGGAAAAAAATCAACACTACTTAATTGTGGTGTTGTAAATTGAGGTGAAAAATCAAAATTATTTGGTGTTGTTTCACCTACAAACTTTTCTTCACGTTTATATGTTGGAGTTATACCTACTTTTTCAGTAGTTTTTTCTATTTTAGATGGAGAAGATAATCCAGCTAATAACCCAGAAAGTGGAGTCTTATCATTATCATAATTTATTTTTGTAGATTGAGTTTCTACAATAGGTTTTTGTATTGGCCTTCTAAATTTTGATAAATCTGATTTTAATTCTGTCAGAGCCATAGTTTATTTCCCCATTATTTATTTACATAACTATTAATTGCACGAGAACTACGATTTATCTCACCAACAATTTTATTGTTTAATACCACATTTATTGGTTGATTTTTAATATCTGCCCTTAATCCCCTAATTTCTTCTAATAACGGGTCTGATTGTTTTCTATCATCCGATGTTTCGGTTATTGAACCGCCCCCACCACCATTTAATGCGTTTGCTATTAAAGCTATACCAGCCCCCAAAGCAACTAAGGCAACCAATGTAGGTATTACGGGAGTCATCGCAGCTAAACCAACAGCCAAAGGTATAAAAGCTAATCCAAGAGCGGCAAACGCAGGAGCTAAACTTAACAATCCGTTGGCTGTTTCTGGTGTTGCTATTTTTACAATAAAATCTCCAATTGAACCTATAACTTCCCCAATGGCTTTTCCTATCGCTATTATTCCTGGTGCTGCTAATTTAAGTGCAAATCCCAAACCTATAATACCAGCAGTAACTACACCAACACCAAGCGCAACCTGAGGAGATGCGAATGATTTAAATCCTACGGCTATACCTTGCATAGCACTACCAACACCTCTTCCTGTACTACCAATTGATTTATCAATACTACCTACTTTTCCACCATCTACATTGGTATCTCCGACACCAGGAACTATATCAGATACACCTCCCCCACCCCTTTTGAATAAATTTAATGGATTAAGGTTTTTGAGACCAGAACTACCTGTCATTACTTTGTTGAAAATTATAGCCTGAGCAACCATTTTTACTAATTCCAATGTCATAGCACCAAAGCCGGCTCCTGCGGATGTTGCTCCTGCCGTTATAGCACCCATAAAAGCACTTCCTTGTTCCAATAATTCTGTGTTAAGGTCAAACGCTTGATTTGCTTTTTCCATCGCCAAAAGCCGTTCATGATCCATACCTAACATATTTTGTACTATTTCTTGTTGTTCATAACTCATTTCTGAATAATTTTCTTGGTCACCCATTTGTTCTTTTATTACATTTAAAAGATTTTTTTCCGCTTCTAATTTATTTTCTGTACCCCTAGCGGTTCGTAGTTGTACAGCAGCGCCTGTTAAAGCTTGGACATCAAGTTGTTTTCCTGTCATTAATCGAAATTTATTTGCTTGTTGAATATTATTTTCAATATCCATTAAAGATTTTGAAGAACTTTTTATTGATTCTCTTGTAACACCTTGCTTTACCAATTCTGCGGTTAATCGTGCATTAAGAGCCAATTCTTCTTTTGTTGCATTTACAATTAAGTCCTGATTTTCTGCCATTTCCTTTGCAACTTTATTTGCATTCACACCCACACTACCTGCAATTTCTTCTATATTATGTACAACATCACTCGCAGCAATTCCAGCATTTTCATACGCTAAAGCCAAATCAACGGCAGATGCCGCATCTCCCGTTAGAGCAGATAATTGAGTAACACCTTTTATCATATCTGATGTTGCCATACCAGCATTTCCGTATTGGTCTGCTAATGCATGTGCTGCTTCTGCAGTTGCTTCAGAACCATATAATAATCCGGTCATACTGAAATTTGCTTTTCCAATCTCACCACCAATTATCGCCGCATCTCCAGCACTTATACCAAGCTGATGGGTCATATGAAACGCAGTTCCAACTATATTACTAAATTGTTCCCCCATTTTTTCAAATCCACTAATTGCTGCTTTTGCACCAAGTGCGAAAATACCTCCGGTTTTAAATATTTCAGCTATATCTTCACTTCCACCCAAAACTCCAGCTAATTCTCCTTTTAATTCTTTATAAAGTTCTTTTTGTTTTTCTAAATTATCTTCTTGTTCTTTTGTTTTTTTTAATAGCGCAATTTGCGTATCAAGCATATCCAATGCTATTTTACTAATCTTTCTACCAAGCTTTACTTCATTTTCAATAAAAGCATCTCTTTTTTCAATTAAAGCTGATATTTGACTTTCTAAATCGTTGTGCTCTTTTACAACAGAAACAATTTCTTTCATCTTTTCTTTAGTTGAATCACTCAAATTATTTGCGATTTGAAAGTTTTTTGCAAATATGTTACTCATATCACGAGCATTTTCAAGAGCTTTTAAAGTATCTCTTCCCAAATTCGGCGAATCAGTATCCATTGCCATATAACTATGTCCCCTTAATCCAACTTATATTTTTCAGGTCTAACAAAATTACCCTGTCTATCAAGATTAACTAATTTTAATTGTGTATCTGGTACATTTTCCCAAGAACCCCACATTTTTATAAGTAATTTTTTTATATCATCATTTATAACATCAAGTTCTTTATCTAATTTTTCTATTTGGTTTTTTATTCGTTTTTTTCTATTAAAAAAAATATCAAAAATTCCTTCATTGATATTATGCTTTTTTAATACCTTTTTTACTTCTGATAATTTTACTTTCATATTACCCTTAATTTATATAATATAAATATAGAAATACCCAATATTTCTATTGGGTATCCTTATCTTCTTTTTGATTGTGATTTTATTCTCGCTGCTTCTTTATCGTGTGCTGCTTTTTCTTCTTTTTTAAACTCAATAATTTTGGTTATATAAAACTGGCGCATCCAAATGGGCATGTTATACACATCTGACCAATTAAACCCACCATTACCATGAAATATTAAATCAAAAATTTGTGAGTGTAATAATTTTCTATACTCAGGTTGATGGCCAAAAAAAGGAAACATCCATAGGTAGGCTTATTTCCCTCCTTTCCCCAGTTTCATCTGAAATAAATTCATATGTTAAATCTACATCAGGTGTAACTTCATTTATATACTTTCGTAATTCTCGTGAATCTAATGCAAATAATTCGTTATCTACAAAATGATTTATTTTTTGTTGGTTATATTCCCCATCAACCGATAGAATAACAGTTTTTAAACGGGTTGTCAATTCTTTAGAAACATCATCTTTTAACTTTTTATTAACCTTTTTCAATTCCTCCAAATCATGTTTTATTTTTCGGTCTTTAGATTCCGTCAAAGCCATAAAGGTAATTTTTCGCTTGGAATGAGGTAATAAGAACTCAAACTCATTTTTGTTTAATTCTATTTGAGTAGAACCATCATACTCTTTATTTTGGAATTGTGTTAAATCAATTGATTCTTTTTGTTTTTTTCCACTAAATGGGTCGGTAATCTCAACTTCATAATCTTTACCATATCCCAAAATACGGCTTGAAATCATTATTGCGTTTTTATCACCAACTGTTAAATCGGTGTATTTAATGGGTTGTCCTTCCCCGTTGGAAATAATAAGTGATTGAAATAATTTATCCAAAACCGAACCATCTCTAATATAAGATTGTGTTGTTAAAATATCTTCTTCCTTTGCAGTCATATATTTCAATTCAATTTTACCCGAAGATAGTGGATTATCTTTTGGATAAATCAACCCACGAGATGGTAATTCTATAATCTCCGTTGGAAAGTTGTATTCTTTTAATTTTTGTGTTTCGTAGGCCTGCTTTATACTTTCTACTACTTCTTTATTACTTTGATATTCATCAGTAAGATTTTGGCTCATAACATTTTCTCCTTTATATATAAATACAAAATTAAGATATTTTTAATACAAAAAGAAAAACCCCCAAAAAGGGGGTTTAGCATTTTTCAATTTATATTTTTTACAATCCGAAAAATAAATCAATACTGTAACACGGCGTAATCATAGGATAATCCAAGTTCAACATTTGCTAATTCAGAGTCTGAAGTATAATCCATATCGGAGAATTTGGCACGAGTGATAAAAGCCCCCTTCAATGTCCATTCTTCAACTTTATCACCAACAGGTCCTAATGCATGGAATGTAATTTCTTTTTTATAAAAGTCGGAATAACCATCTCTACCTGTTACAGATTCGTGATGTAAACGAACCCATTCCATTACTGCTTGCGCACCAGATGGAACAATCGGGTCATAAAGTGTAATTGTTAATTCTTGCCATTCAGACCTACCTTTTACATATCTTTTAACATTGACATGGTCAATAGTTACTCTATTTTGTTGTAATTCAGGTCTATTTGCTGCTTTAATTAAATATGCTGGTACACCCTCAATATACATAATAAATCGGTTAGCAACTTTTGGTTCAAAGTTGGTAAACATTATTTCTTGTGGTGTTAATAATTGTGCCATTTATTTCTCCTTATTTCCTATAAATATATCTTTTCCTAAATTATCCTTCTGGGAATGCTGCGCCAGTTGGTAATACAGTAAAGTCTAACACGATGAATTCAGCGGTTTTTGCTGGTTGTAAGAAAATATCACCTTTTAAAATATTTCTATCAATTACATCAGGAGTGTTGTTTGTATCATCCATTACAACTCTAAATGCGTACAAACCATTTCTTTGTTGGATTGATTCCAAATAAGGATTAACAATGGATAAGAAACGATTTCGGGTTGCTGCTGTATTATTTTCAAATACTAAATATCTTGAAGAAGATGCGATAAATTTCTTAACTGCAATCAACAACCTTCTTACATTAATTCTATCCAAAGCAGATGGTTTAGCTTGTAGGGTTTTCTGCCCGAATACCGTTGCACCCTGCCCTGGGAATGTTGCGATTGGATTTACTCTACCAACATACAACTCATCTCTTTCATCATGCGTTAATCTTGTCTTAACTTCAATTACATTTGATAAACCACCTCTATTTAATCCAGCAGGTGCGTACCATTCAGCTGCGACTTGGTCGTTGAATGCTATAACACCAGGTAAAACTACGGATGGTGGGACCCAGACAGGTTTGTTTTTATCAGTATCCAATATTTTAACCCACGGATGATAAGTTGCCACATAATTGGAATCGAATGATGCCAAATCATTAACAACCGTCGAAATACTATCACTATAAGCCCCTGCATCCATTATATAGAATGTATCACCTCTATCTTCGCAAAGGTCTTTTGCGTAAGTGGTTACTGAAGAATGTAATCTATTGATAATACCAGGAAGAACCAACATATTCATATCAAATTCATCAGGATTTGATACCGCATTAATTGCTTTTCTCAATGCAACAGTTCCTGCTGCCGTTGCGGATGAACAATCCAATCCCTGTGTATTTCCCGCTGAAATGCTACTACCAACCTCTATTTTTCTATTCGGTGCAAATCCATCAAATCCACCTTGGAATGGGACCATAAATCTTCTTGCATCCAATGCTGCGGTTGATGCTCCAGTACTCAATGTTATAGGAGTACTATTTGATTCACAAGTAGCCAAATCAAAATCAGAGCCGGCTGTGGCTAAACCGGTTTTAGGAAGAGGATTTAAGAAATTTAAGTTATCGGTAGTTACAAAATCATAAGAATAACCTAAAAATACTCTTTTGTTATACGAACCATCCAAAGATTGACTTACCACATAAGTTGGTGATGGAACAATACCAGCAGTGCTTGGAATTGGTGAATTTAATGCCCCAAATCCAAATGGAACTAATGATACATCATTTGCAAGCGCATCCACATCGGTATCTACCTCAACTCTAACATAAACTGAATTGTTTGCGTAATCACCATTTGTGGATAGTTTTCCATTATCGTCTACAGTAATATATTTATCCCCAATAACCCGTTTGATATAATTTGGTGAGTTAGGGTCAAGATTTAAGTTTGAGAATTGTTCAACAATATTAGGTCTAGCATCAGTATCCTGCACACCCTGTCCAAAAATTGAAT